ACCGTTTCCACCATCCAGCAGTTCGGCCCGGTACAGCAGGCTTCCAACAAGGAAGTCGCCATGCTGCCTGAAGCTGACCGTGTGAGCGAGGTCCGCAGCTTCTGGAGTACCGTACCCATCTACGTCACGCGGATCAACGCTGCCAGCGACAAGATCCAGTACCCAGCTACAGGTGGTGAGGTTTATCGTGTGCTTCAGGTCTACCACACGCCCGGAGCCGGTTACTGGAAGGCCCTCGCCACGCGCGAATCAGCCGCGTAGGTGTACTTTCCCCTGTCCGGGCCTCACGGAGGCCTTAGAAGCTGACCAGGCTCCACCGAACGGCCCTGTAGAGGAGGCTTGCGGATGAAGTTTACACTGCCGATTACGATTTTTGCCCTTTGCCTCACCGCTTCATCTGCTCAGCAGCCTGCCACGGCGCATTACAGCCAAAGTGGAACCTACACACTGCCTGACCCTGTAGCGACACCGGGGGCAGTCAAAGCAGACGTCGTTGCCGATCTCACCAAGACACCGCATGTGGTGAACGGCGTAGAACTGAATATTTGCGCGCCTGACTTCAAGACTGGCCCTATCCGCGCCGCTATTAAGAACTTCGCCGGGCTGAAGCGCAAAGTCTGCGCCGCCTACGGGGTAGCCAAATGCGATGGCTCAGTCGAGGGTGACCACCTCATCAGCTTGGAAATTGGCGGGTGCCCTGATTGCCTCACTAACCTATGGCCGCAGCCGATGACTGAAGCACGCATCAAAGATCACCAGGTGGAAGATACGCTGGGTGGGCCGCGCGGCCTCGTGTGCACCGGCAAGATCACCCTGCAAGACGCGCAGCAGTGCGTGGCTAAGGATTGGGCCGCGTGCAGCGTGCGCATTAAAGGTTTGCTCACGCCATGACAACTTCCATTACGTATCCTTCAGGCCAGACGCTTACCAGCTCAGCTTTGACCGTGCCGCAGATGAACATCATCATGCAAGCGTGGACGCTAGCCGCCATCGGTATCAACCCGCCTACCGACTTCAGCCGTGTGCGCGTGGACTGGCCTGTCGAGGGGCAGCCATTCGCTCAATCGCCGGCGCAGGACGTCTGCTTTGTGCAGTGTGCCGTTCACGATGATGAGTACAGTCGAGTGCGTGACCAGGCGCTGACTACCATCGACACCACGCTTACAGAGTTATGGGCTTACACTCGCGGCTGGCGCGTGGCGTGGTGTGCCTATGGGCCTAATGCCGCCGATAACCTGCGCGCCGTCAAGTCGGCGCTCTTCGTTACCGACTACTTCACCGGCTTACTAGCATTGCAAAACTTATTCCCGCTATCAGATCCGCATGATCCCACCTACATGCCCGAACAATTGAATGCTCAGTGGTGGGCGCGCGCAGATCTGAGCATTGACCTCTACGAGGCCATAACTGAATCTATCAACGACACCACAGCAACCAGCGTAGAGATTAAGGTCTACGACGGTTCGCCGTCAGACCTAGTAGCAGGCATCACTGCAACAGCGTAAGCTTAAACAAGGAGACTCACAATCATGGCTCTAATGCCTCCCCTCTCTCTCAGTAATATCATCGACATTTCAGTAACAGTGTCGCCCACCGCGGCTTCAGCAAACAGTTTCAACCAAGGCTTGTTCGTCGGGCCGAGTGCCGTCATTCCGTCGTACGGCACAAACCCGCGGCTGCGGCAGTACACCGGCGTGATGGGCCTGCTGAGCGACGGTTTCACCGCCAACAGCCCGGAGTACATCGCCGCTCAGGTGTATTTCAGCCAGACGCCGGCACCGGAGTTTCTCTGGATTGGGCGCCAAGACCTGACAGCCATCGGTGCTGCTGTAGTAGACGGCCGCACGGTGAACGATGGCGTCATGTCATCCATCACCAACCCCACCTACCTGGCCTCAGCCACGGCTGTCTTCGCGGCTGGAGACGTCGGTAGTGCAGTCACTGTGATTGGTGCTGGCACGGCGGGAGCGAATCTAGTTACTACTATCGCCTCCTACACAAGTCCCACCGTTGTAGTGCTTGCCTCGCCCTGTATTACTACTGTGTCTGCAGCGCAGACCAGCATTGGTTTTGTCGGTAGCGGTTACAAAGTACTCGATACTGTCACGGTAACGCAGGGCAGCGCCAGCTATGGCACGCTGACTGTGTTGACCGTTGGCGCCGCTGGGCAGGTGCTGACTGTTGGTACCGTTCCGGGAACGCAGGGCACTGGCTATACAACGGCCACAGCGCTGCCCACCGTCGCCGTGTCGCCTTCTACTGGCACCGGCTTGAAGGTCAATATCACGGCAGGTGAGTCGCTGCTGCAGGCATCACAGGCGTGCCGTGCAGCCAGTTCGACATGGTACGGGCTGGCGGTGAACAACCCTGGCGATACTGACAACCTGGTTATTTCAGAGTGGGCCGACGCGCTGTGGGCCACCGTGCGCTACTACGCATGGTCCAGCGACGTGGCGATTATCAACGGCACCGCTAACAACCTCGCTTTACAGCTGCAGACGTTGGAGATGCGCGTACTGGGCGTTTACTCTACCACGCAGAACGGCCTGTATCCCAACAACATTTATGCCGCTGCCGCTTTGATGGGCGTTGAGATGGGGTTGAACACTGGCCTAGCCGGCAGCTTCTTCACCGCGGCGCACAAGCAGTTGGCTGGTATTGCCGCAGAACCATTGACGCAGACTCAATACAACAACATCGTAAGTGCCGGCTTCAATGCCTACTGCAACTTCAGCCCATATCAGTTACTAGAACCCGGTTTCATGTCCAACGGCGCACCGTCGTATCTCTGGATCAATCTGGCCATGCTGGTGGCCAATCTTCAGATCAGCTGCTTGAATGTGCTGCAAGCCAACCCCGCAGTGCCACAGACCAATGGCGGGCAGCACCTACTGCTTAACGCATGCGACACATCGTGCGCCAATGCCGTCAACATCGGCTTCTTGGCACCGGCCATCTGGACCGGCGCGACGGTACTGAACCTTTCGACTGGGCAGGCGGTGCCAAACGGCTGGTTGAATCAATCACAGCCTTATGCGGCGCAGTTAGCCGGCGACCGCGCCGCAGGCAAGGCGATGCCGATCTACACCTCGATTACTACAGCAGGTGCAGTTACCAGCTTGACGATAGCAGTATACACTCAGCTCTAAGACTGCGGTAGGAAGTTAACTTGTAGCCACTTTTGTAACAAAGAAACGAAGGAGCCTCAATGTCAGTAGGCACAACTTACAGCTTTAAGGATCTCGTCGGCGTAATTGCCAACCCGCTGCTGGGTATCACTATCCCGCTTACTGGTGGTAACGTGGGCGCCGGAACCATTACCATCGCCATGGCGTCAGAGCGTACTGTGCACGATGTGGCTGCAGATGGCACTGTCATGCCTACGTACGTATCAGGCAACAATGGTACTGTCACGCTGGAAGTTCAGCAGACGTCACTGCTTCACAAGGAGCTGCTCAACGCCTACAACTTAGCTGAGACGCTAGCTGAGCAGGGCGTGGTGGCAGCGTGGGCCTCAATTACTATCTCTATCCAGACACTGCTGGACGGATCGACGCATAAGTGCACTGGATGCTCATTCACCAAGGTGCCAGACAAGTCTTATCAGGCCCACGGCCAGAAGATTACCTGGTCTCTCATGGCCGCTGATGTTGTCAGCACCGGCAGTGCTCTGCAGACAGCGATCACATCACTAGCATCAGGATTGGGGCTGTAGGCCATGGCTGATCTGCAAAAAACCAAAATCGTAGAGGTCAGTGGGCAGCGGTACTTGCTGCGCAAGATGCGGCCTAACGTTGGCAGCTATATTCTGACTCGCGTGCTGGCTGCTGGTATTAACGCCGGTGCCGCGCAAGAAGGCGGAGCACCTTCAAACTCCTTCCTCGCCGCTGTGTTCACGGCGTTCCTGCGCGGGCTGGACTTCGAGACTTTCTCGTTCATCCAGAATAACTGCTTAGCTGTCATTGGCAAACTGCAAGATCCTGGTGACGGCTCAGAGGTTCCTATGCCCATCGTGGCAGACTCTGGCGTGTTCGCTGATGTAGCGCTGGCCAATAACTTGATGACTGTCATGGAACTTACCGTGCAGTCACTTCTTTTTAATCTGGCTGATTTTTTCGACGGG